CTGGTTCTTCTTATCCTTCAAGTATGCAATTACATCATCAATACCATTACCAATAAGGTCAGTACCAAAGTAATATGCGGATCTATTTTTACGTATAATATTTTTGCTCAGAGCTTCCTCAACCATGTAGTTGAATTCCTTATTAGGATTCTCTACCCAAATACGGATATACTTAGCGGGATCCTTTTCAATCAGCTCTGTAAGTTTAGCCTCAACCATTTCATTAGAAAGGGTATCTGCTTTAACACCAAACAGTCTAAGGCACTTACGCATTTCTTCAAGATTCATCTTATCCAGAGATCTAAATGCATCACGCTTAACCTTATTAACTCGATTGGTTTGTTCTGCTTCAGCTTCTTTATTAATCAGAACGTAGTCTGTTGAAGGTGATACTTTATTCAAGCCAACAGCTACGCGCTTGTGACCTTTAAGGAATAAGTACTGTAACTCACCTTCGGGAGTATCAGTGTTGATTATCAGATCATTCTTACCAATCTTGATAGCGAATGTATCCCAGTAAGCAGAATCCGGGCTGAGTGTGCCAGGTTCAAAGCGTAACTTTGATTCCATATCAGCCTGCTGTTCCTTAGTTAAACCAGTGTATCTGCTACCAGATCTAGTCCAGTAAGAACCAAGATAATCAAAACAATTAGACCATTTAATTAACCCGGTCCAAGGGTTTACTTTTGTCATTCTAACGATTACTTCCATAATATTATTCAATATTAGATTGTTCAGTTATGTTTAAAAGTAGCCCACCGAAATGGGCTACTTTATAAGTTTGTGTGATTGTTAGGCAGCTGCGTCACATATCAACTCTCCGCAGGCGCGAGGGTCACGAAGCATGATACCGCATTCTCCTAAGAAATGTACACTATAACCATCCTTCGCATTGCTACGAACTTCAGTGTTAGAATGTGCATAACCAGCAGGAGTTACAGCACCAGCAGTACACCAGTTGATGAACTCGCGGTCCTTACGTACAACCTTAACCACGTTAGCTTCACCATCACGGCGACCCAGGTCAAGGAACGTCATACGATAAGATTCCAGCGGCTTCAGCGTTACAGGATGCAACTGACGGTTATAAACCAGGTTGTCATACAACGGGAAGTACTTCAAAGTCAACTCGATACCGTTAGTCATCTTATAGGTCTTGAACTGACCACCGAAAGTCAAGCTATCACCGGAACCAGTAACGAATACCGTATCAGTCAGCTGCAGGTTAGCAACCTTCTCCTTCAAAATACGGTCAAATTCGCGCATACCCATTTCACCAGTCAATGCAACGAACTTACGCTCGTTAGTACCAAGTACATTGTAAGACAGGTCGAACAGGAAGTCTTCCAGCAATTCTGCAGTCAGACGAGTGTAGTAACGACGGTTAGACGGAGCAATCTGTTCCAACAAACCAGCACCCTGGAATGCGGGACGGCCATTCTTACCCTTTACGTTGCAAGAACCATCCTTGTTAACATTGTTCACGTTGTAAACCAAACCACGTTCCATACGCTTGTACCACTCACGCATTGCAACCCACTCCTGATACGGTGCCCACAAGTAAGAAGTCTTACCAGTCTTGGGATCCTTCAAAGCGATGGTCATTACAGTAGAGTAAGCTGAACCAGTAATATCATAAGAAAGACGCATAGTAGTCAAGTAATTACGCATCTTGAAATGAGTATTGTAGTTCAGGATATCAGCCTCTTCACTGTACTCTTCGTAAGAAGATGCCAAACGAGAAACCTGATGACCAGCCTTCAACATTTCAGGATCGATATACGATGCAGGGTTACCGTTAGAGATAAATGCAGTATAAACTGACAGGTTACCATCCTGGTAAGGTGCATCCTGAATACGCAGCTGGCTCTTGTCATCCAGCTCGATGGTTGCACCAGGACCGAACCAAGCATCTTCCAACCACAGAGTAATAGGTGTATTGTTCAGACCCGGAGTAGAGTTATCAGCGATAGACTCACCCATCCACTTAGCGTCACGAATCGTAACTGCACGGTCCTGATCAATCATTACACCCCATTCCCAAGAGGGCTGGTCGATAGTCAGTACGTTACCAAGACCACCAGTCAGCATGTCCAAAGACGTGCTATAACCAGCATCCTTAGTACCAAATACGTAAGAAAGAACTGTAGACACTTCATAAGGTCTCTGCTGGCTAGCCAGGCTGATCTTGTTAGTATCGATCAGATCGGAAAACCACTTTCCTTTATAAAGTGTAAGGTTATTTAAAATACCGTTATCCATAAAATAAATTATAATTTAATTATCTGTATAATATACGTAGGCATTAAGATCGTAGCTGTCTGATTGCACTAGTCCAGATTGAGTCAGTATCTTTATCTCTACGATTGAGCTGTGTCTTTGAGACCTTGCTATTGGACAAGCTCTGCTTAAAGCGATCAATGGCAGCATTGTTACCTTTACGCGTAGCAGAAGCTAATAGCTTGTCAGCATTCATAGTGAAGTACGCTGATTCAATCAGGTTCTTAATACCACCCTTTTCGTAATCTTTTTGATACTTAGTTCTACCGTCAGCATCTGGCTTGAGTATATAATCCATCAAGGTTCTTTTGTCCTTCTCAGGTACTGCGATACCACGTATATCTTTTAATTCTTTTATCCCATCCACAACGCTGGTGTAAAACATTCGTTGCTGCTTTACTCGTTGTTCCTGGAGCAATTTCTAATTTTCTAATAGCTCTTGCTTCTTCTTCTCATTAATTTCTTTAAGGTCTTCAAGTGCGTCCTCAGCTTCTTCCTCAAGTAAACCAGCATCTTCATACTTACTGATCTTCTTGGCGATCTGTTTATCACTGAAACCTTTTTCCTTAAGCAACTGCTTTACTAACAACTTCTGATTACCTTCGTCTTCAATATCGATGTTTTCAAGGTCTACTTCAGCATCAACAGTCAAGTACTTACGGAGATCACCGCCATTCTTGACATACTCATTTAACTGTTCAATCTCATCACTAGCGTAATCAGGTTTACTGTTCTCAGCAATTACATCCTGGAAGTAAGTGATTAACTCTTCAACAGTCTTAGGCTTCTTATCCTCTTCTTCATCGTCCCAACCCAACTGTTCTGACAATGCATCAAAGAAACCAGTTACCATCTCATTGGCGTCAAACGTATCATCTGTATTATCCTGTTTGTCGTCAGTCTTGGTGTCCTTCTTGGTCTTCTTATCATCGGCGTCATCTGTATCATCGTCGGTGTTATCCGGTTCAACAATATCATCATCGTCATCATCAGGTTCATCTGTATCTTCCTTCTTAGGCTTTACCTTGTTAGCTACAGGATCTACCTGATTCTTCTTGATGTCTTCCAGATCATCGTCATCCAACGGTTCATTATCCGTATTATCGATGTTGGGGTCTGTGTAATTGGGGATCATTGATCCTAAGATCGCTTCAAATCCACCCAATGTAGTATCTTGTTTGTTATCCATAATTAATATATTAATTAGATTTATTCTTCTTATTTAGCATCATTAAACTTGGGGAGCTCCATAGTAATCGTTTCAAGTTGTTAAATGCTTTTTGTTTATCAGCGTATAAGTTGAGTATATCACCTACTTGTAATGACATGCCTTTAGCAGCTTCCTGCATTTCTTCAAAGTTCTTATAAGGCATTAAGTTATCCATACCGTTTACAAAGTTCGTTCTAGGTATCTCGCTAAGGTACGCCTTAACCTCAGTTGGCTTAGTAAGGTAATTATAATAATTTGCAATTTGGTCATCGGTTTTATCTATAAATCGACCAGCTGCTTTCATTTTAGCCGTCCAGTCTTCGAGACTTAATATATTATCTCTATCTGCGAGAGCGTCGAGAAATCTGCCAGATCTGTAGCCAACTTCGTGGTCTAACCAGTGTGATGCTTCATGCCCTGCGATTTGCTCCAGCTTCGCTATGTCTTTACCATCTACAGCAGGTATTGTGTATCCATCGTAGAGCGTAAACTTACCACCGCCCTCAGAAGCTATTACACTGCCGTCTCCAGCTTCATAACCTACGTCAAACTGACCGTATGGTTTCTCAGGAGTCTTTACACTGGCTTTCATTTTTAATGAACTAGTAGGGTATGCGTAATCATCCCAAGCAGTCCTTACCTTATCTCCATCGTGATATACATGTTTCATTTGTTTCTGTACCCATGGTGAGCTCAGATAATCAGCATAAGTATCCATACCCTTTGCAAAGGTGTTATCTATGGCAGCTTTACCCTCAGTTGAAGTAATGTCATAGAATGGTACATCTGCTGATACTGTAACAGTATTAGCTAACGCTTTATTAGCTGTCTTAGGTAGTAACTTCTAAGCACCTTTCTTCAGTATTCCTTTACTCCAGCCAAGCGCTTTATTAAGTACAGGACCTAATGCAACACCCTCTAAATAAGTTGATGCTATCGGGTCAGCTGCGGATAAGAAACCGTTACCTGGTGTAACACTCTATCTTAGCTTACCATCTTTATCTCTATACCATTGGATTTCAGAATGAGGTTGATAGGGGATACCATCGGAACCGCCGTCGTAACCGATTATACCACCTTTTGATTTACGCTCTGGTTCCGTATTAACATATCTCCAAGAATCCCCGTATAGATTTTCCAAATAGTTCAACGCGGCATCAGTTCCTTGACTGTGTAGTGTCTTCTTTAATCGCAGTGAATGTGGTGCTAAGAGCCCCTAAAAGCCCTTGCCTGCAGAAAGGTATTTTTTACGGAACTCATCAAATTCTGGATCAATATAGAAATCGTATACATAATCAGCAATCGGTGCAGCAACTGCGGTAGCTGTTCCTACCTTTTTGTAGAAGTCGAGTTGATTCTTAAACATCCTCCGGTTACGGCTAAAATCACGCATCTTCATACCCCGCTCATAATCTTGACTATGCCACGTAGGTAAGAACTCACGGCATAGCTCATTCCACTTTTCAGAGTACTTAGGGTTATCCACAGGTTTACGCGTGGTCAACGCTGTTCTAGCAGTACGAATCCAATCTCCTAACGAACTTCCAATATCATCACCTTCAAACAGACGATCTTCTAGTTCAAGGTCAGATTGAAATCCACCTAATCCCCAGCGACCATTTTTATCAGGTAATCCGCGATCATCAACCTTACTTACAACATTAAGCAATTTCTTGTTCGGGGTATCTCCAAAATATACACGTTCAAAAGCTGGAAGGATGTTTCCGTTACGTTGTTGATATTTAGCTTGCTTTGCAACATATCCCATCTTCGAAAGCTCTGCAATATCTATATCGTCCGGCATTACATCGTAGTTGAAAATTGCGCGTCGAGCATTGCGAAGCTGCTGCACTATAGGCAAACTAGTATTATTCTTGTACGGGTATTCCACAATTGCTGCGGTAGACATAATATCATCACGACCTTCCCCATGAGGTCTTTTAAATGTGTCCGTAATTCCCGCGCTGTTTGAAGTATATATACCTGTATTACCGGTATTGAGTATATCACCACCAGTATGCCCTTCTGTGTTCTCGGTTAGAATCTTATCAATACTGCGATTAGATGGGTATCTCATTTCATTTCCACGACGCTCAGGAAATTGCTCAAAGAATTCATCTGTGTAAGATCTTACGCCACGTACACTAGTAAACTGTTTCTTTATAAACGCATCTGCTGTTTCCTAATCCAAAGGATTACCACCTGACTTCATAACGTATTCGAAATATCGGGGGTCTTCTGAGAATATTTTTTGTATACCCAAAACCCTCTGTGGATCCATTCTTCCGTCAACACCAACACCCCATCTGCGTATATTTGCTGCAAATTCGTCTTTATCAAAAAGTGGGCTTCTTTGATAGGCTTGCTACCTGTTACGATAACCGTATTTTAAACGTAATAGTTCATCTTTTATTGGTGGCAGTGATACTCTTGGAATTTTTAACCGATTTTCAACAATATCCTTTAACAGATCAAAATCATTATTGGGTGTGTTCCATTGTGATTGGTTGTGCCTTTGATATTGCATATACGGAAATCTCACTTTCTCATCCCACGCCTTATTTATCTTACGTGCAGTAGGTGCTAATAATTTCTCGCCTATACCGGTTTTAGGTACAATTGCGTCAGATATTAGTTTAGCTCTTGCCCAAGAATTACCAAATCTACCGGCAGTCTATAAACCGAATTGTGAAGCTTTACCAAGCATTGGTAGTACAGACATACCGCCAAGTATTGCAGCCTTAACATGATCACCTTCCATTTCAGCATTATACGCGTCATAGAGGTTCATACCTACACCTAATCCAGGGGCAAAATAAGCAGCATCTTTTACAAAATCACCAAACTGTTTACCTGCCTGATGCCAGTAGTTCTCACCACTTGGTTTCACAGTAACTTCAGGTAACTGGATATTCTGCTTTTCTAAGTCTGTGGTAGGATCGTAGTATATAGACCAGTTGCCAAGTACATCCTGCCTGGCAGGTCTACCAGCAACCTCCATTGATCCGGATTTACCCAAGTACAAGGAATTATTTGGCTCCTCATCATC